TCTCGAACGAGCAGAGCGCCGTGTTGTAGACGACGGACGCGCTCTTGATCTGGACGGGCATCTGGAGGCAGTCCACGCCGCCCTTGAGGGTCCACGAACCGTTTGCGCTGAGAGCCATTGGTGATGTCTCCTGAGGGCTTGAGGACTAGGCGGGCAGCGACGCCGCGAACTCGCGCGTCTTGGGGTGGTGAGTGAGGAAGGACGCGAGCGAGGGCGCTCCGCGCAGGTGGCGGATCTGCTCCCACTCGGTACGGGCCTCGCGCGCCGCGGAGATCGCGTCGCCCGGCATTCCGGCCGCGCCGAAACGCAGGACTTCGGCGGGATCGGCGGCGACGGACGACGCGGCCTCGAGTTCGGCCAGCGTGCGCGGGCCGTCCTTCGGGGCGGTGCGCGAGAAGGACGCAACGAAGCGATTCAGCGCCTCGTCACCCATCGCCGCGAAGTGCGCGATGTCCTTGCGCGTGTCGTCGGTGACGTTGTAGCCGGTGAGCTTCGCGAGGGCGCCGTCGATGCGCGTGCGCAGCGCGTCGGCCGCGTCGCGTGACGCCGCGTCGGCCTTGAGTCGCGCGTTCTCGCCCGCGAGGTCGGCGAACTTGAGCGCGTCGTCCGTCGTAGTCGCCGTCGTGGCGGGCGTCGCCGGAGCCGCGGGAGCCTCGGGCTTCGCCTCGTTTGTCGGCTTGTCGGCGCTCATGCTCGCCGCTTCCTCGTTGATCTCGCCGGGCTCGGCGCCCGTCTTCGGCTTCATGGGCGCGGCCGACGTGTTCGTGGGCGAGAGAAGATCGAGGAGCTTCTTCAGCATGTCCTCGATGCGCGCAAGCTGCGCCGCTTCGGCCTTCTCCATCTCCATCTCGGCACCGGCCTCGCCAGCGCCCTCGGCTTCCGTTTCCGGCTTCTCGGCGGCGGCGGCTTCGGCCTTCTGCTCGGCGGGGGGCGCGCTCTCCGCACCCGTCTCCGGCGTCGTCTCCGCGGCCTTCTCGGCCTTCTGCTCGGCGGGGTTCATGGGGTTGTCCTCGAAGCGGAAGATCGCGGCGGCGGCGTTGTCGGCGAACGCGCAGGCGCGAAGGAGACCGCTCGGGGAGCGGTAGACCTCGGCCTGCGGCGCGGAAGACGCTGCCATCCGGACGGAGAGCGTCGGGAAACGGAAGTGCGGCACGTCCGTGTCGAGCAGCGCGAGCGACCGAAACTCCGGCGGGTCGATCGACTGGATTTCTACGGAGCGGTACGGCAGCGAGTTCGTTGCGATGCGCCCGAACACGTCCGCGGGGATGTTGAGGATGTCCGCGAAGACCGTTTCCAGCATCTCGCTCTCGTACGGAGCGGATCGCGTTCCGGTGAGGCGGAGGAGCCCCGCATACACTGGCTTCGTGCTGTCGCCGTTGTGCTCGACGTGGACGGGCGCGAAGTAGGAGTCCTCCGTCTGTCGGCGGATGGCGCGATTCGTCGCGGCGCGGACCCAATCGGCGCTCAGGCCGTCCTTGATCCCCTTGCGCGTGCCCGGCTTGACCTCGGCGAAGATTTCCACGCCGTAGACGTTGAACGTCCCGTCGGAGTTCGCTTCGGCCTCGTACCGGCCACATCGCATCGGGGTTGCTGTCGCGGACACGCCAAGCATTCAAACGCGCCGGAGGGCTTTACGCGAGGCGGCGCGCGTGCTAGAGTGTGCGACGTGGGCAAACCGCACACGACTCCGACGCGCCCCGACTTCATCTCGCCCGGCGAAGCTGCGACGATCGCGCGTTGCTCCGTCTGGACGCTCGCGCGATGGGCTCGGGCCGGGCGACTGACTCGCTACGCTCGCCCGGGCTTCAAGCTGTCACATTGCCTCTACGATCGCGCGCAGGTCGAGGCCCTCGCGCCGCGTCCCGTCTGATCGGATCGACTCAGCGCGTCCCGGCAGCCGCGAGGAGCGCGCCCTGCGAACCGAAGCCCGGGTCCGGCGACGCCGTTGCGAAACTCGCGGGCTCGTAGCGTCGCACCGTCTGGCCCGAGAGGAGCCCTCGTTCCTCCAGCTCGAAGCGCGACACGAGGGACAGGCTGCAACGGCATTGGTAGCCGAGCGGCGGCGTGAACCGCTGCCATACGGGGTCCGTCGTGTCGGCGATGAGCCCCCATGCGGCCTTGTGCGACGCACGCGCGGCGGAGTCGTTCACGCCGGACAACTCGTAGGCGAGCATCACGCGAGCGATGTTCGGCGTGCGCGCCTGCGCGATCATGCCGCCGGAGTACGCCGTCGCGAGGTTCGTGCGGTAGACGTTGTCCGCGTAGGCGCGCGTCCACGGGCCGATGTCCTCGATGATCTTCGACGACTTCGCGAGGTCAGCGCCCGACGCGAGCGCATCGGCCACGGCCTTCTGGAGTCGCTCCGTCAGGTGCGCCTCGGTGGACTTCGCGACCGCGAAGACGTAGCCGCGCGCGTAGGCGTCTTGCACCGCGAGGTAGCCCGGCGCGAGGACGGGTTCGCGCGCGAGGATGTCGCGGACGGCCTGCTCGAAGACGACATGCGGCACGACCGGGTCCGTCGGCACGTTTCCCTTCGGTTTCGCGTCGGCGAACGTGAGTCGCACCGGCTCGCCGCTCGTCGCGTGACCGCGAGCCGCGCAGAAGCCGTGCGCCATGTCCGGCGGCACGATCGCGCCCGACGCCTTCGCGCCTGCCTCCGCGGATCGCGTCAGAAGGAGCGTGCGTCGGCGCCCGAGTAGGTCGGACAGGATCATCGTCTGCGCGAGGAGACGATAGAGCGCCTGTTGCGCGCGGCCTTCGTCGCGACCCGCGACCATCGCCCTCGCGTAGCTCAAGAGCGCGTCGGCGATTGCGTCCGCGGAGTGCTGGCGGATCGTCTCCAGTTCATCGACCGGGTCCATCGGGGGGCGGGGCATGGTCCGTGAACTCTATCCGAAGAGGCAGCCCGAGGACATCCACGACCGCCGGGATTGCGAGCGCGTGTTCGGGGAGCGTGCCCTGCGGGACCGTCGCGTAGCGCCCGCGGTCCATCGTCGTTTGCGCGAGCCGCAGGAGCGCGTAGGACACGCGATGGCGCCATGCGTCGGCGAGTCCGGGGTGCCGCGTGAGGCACAGCGTCGCCTCCTCGTCCGCCGCCTCGCCGCCTTCGAGGACGCCGCGGCATGAAATGAGATCGAGCCACGCCGCCGCGCCCGCCTGCGAGTCCGGCGCGATCTCGACGGCGCGTCGCGCCCACTGTGCCGCCGCCGCGAAGTTGCCGAGCCCGAGGTAGGAGTGGCCGACGTGAAACGCTGTCTGCGCGTCCGTCGGCTCGTCGTGAAAGTCGGCGACGAGGTCGGTGATTGCGGCCTCTAGCGAAACTGACGTGCGGTGCTGGTACGTCGTCGCGATCGTCGCCGTCGTCATCTTCGGCGCGACGATGCCGCGCAGTCGGTTGTGCCGCCGCTTCGTGTAGCTCGCGCGGTCGCGGCGCATGAGCCGGACCTGATGCGAGACGACGATCTGCCCCGTCGTGGAGCCAATCCGCATGGCGACGAGCCCGCCATCGACTTCGGGCGGCGCGGCGCGAGCAAACGCGCGCAGGTTCCCGCCATCCGCGAGGACCTCGTCGGCGTCGATGACGAGCGCCCACTCGCCGCGCGCAAGGCGCAGGCTTTCCGTGCGCGTCGGCCCAAAGCCCTGCCATTCGACGTCGAAGACGCGGCATCCCGCGGCGCGTGCGATCTCGCGCGTGCGATCCGTCGTCCGCGCATCGACGGCGACCGTGACTTCGTCCACGACGCCGCGCAGGCTGCGCAGGCAGCGCGGTAGGTGCCATGCCTCGTCGCGCACCATCATCACGGCGGAGATCGTCGGCACCGTGGCTGCGTCGGGCGCCCACATGCGCGGCATCGTTCGCGCAGGGTCGAGCGCGTCGCGAAGCGTGGGCAGGAGCGCGGGCGGAAACTGCCGGAAGACCTCGTCCGTCGTGACGCCGTTTGCGTTCTCCACCATCGACTCCAGCGAGCCGATGTCTGTGTCGGGGTCGCTCTTGACGTCGATGAGCGCGAGGTCCGAGAACAACGACGCGACGCGGGCGCGATCGGGGTCCACGCTCAGGCGCCGCTTGCACGCCGCGTCGAGACCGCGGTCGGCGTCGTCGGGCCACAGCTTCCAGTCCGCGCGATCGAGGACCGCGCGCGAGAACGCGCGAGCGGAGCCGATCGTCTCGCCGTGCCGCGGCGTGCCCGCGGGGTAGCCGTGCCACATGAGCGCGCGTTCGTCGGCCGCGCGCCAGACGTAGCAGCCGAGAAGCCCCCAAGTGTCGGCGACGTGCGGCACGGCGAGGACGGCGGAGCGAAAGACGCTTGCGCTTGCGAAGTCGTCGGAACCTAGGATCATCACGGCGTCGGGATCGAGCGTGCGCGCGACCGCGAGGCCCGCGTTCCACTTCCGGCCAAGCGGTCGGTTCGGCGCCTCGCAGTACGTCACGCCGGAGACGATGGGAGCGGGCGCCGGATCCTCGGGCGATCGGACAGCGACGATCTGCGCGCCCGGCGGAAGGACGGAGAGCGTGTGACGCAGCATCGCCTCCGCGAGCGCAGGGCGGCGCCAGAGCGCGACGACGACGACGAGTTTCGGCATGTGCGTTAGTCCTTCACCGCAGCGACGAGGAAGAGAACGGCGCCCGTCAGAACCATCGCGACGCCGACGGGCCAAGCGCAACACGAGGCGATGATGCCGAGCCCCATGAGCGCGGCGCCGAGATCGTGGAGATGGGCTCGCTTCATGGTCAGAACACCCACCGCAGAACTTCGTAGGGCTCGGCGTACTCGCACCCTGCTTGCACGCCGCCCGTCACGAGATGCCCGCGCACGACCTCGGCCCGCGCGTACGGGCGCGAACGCTGCGATTCGTAGCACGAGAGAGCCGCCATCTTGCGATGCACGTCCGCGGCGTAGACTCGCCGCCACGCCGACACGTCCACGCGCGGGCAGTTCCACGGCAGGATGTAGCCGAGAAGCGACACGCCGCGGAACGCTCGCATCGCCTCCGCCGCGATCGTCGCGTGGTCCTGATGCACGTCGGCGCGCGACGGCACGAGGACGAGGTCGGGCACGAACTCAGAGCGCAGTTCCAACATCGTTTCCAGCACGCGCTGTCGATGCTCCGGCATCGTCCGCACGTCGAAGCCGAGGACGCGCGAGGACGTGACGCCGAGCGTCGCCGACGCAAGCGCGAACTCCTGCCGAAGCGCGTCCTCCGCGAACCCAGCGGGCATTGACCGCTCGCACGCCGAGAACGCGACGACGTGGACCTCGTGGCCCTCGCGCACGAAGGATGCGAGCGTGGCGCCTGAGCCGAACTCCGCGTCGTCCGTGTGCGGGGAAAGCGCGAGGACGCGGGTCACGACTCGCTCTTTCTTGGCTCGGGACGGAAGTAGACGAACCCGCCCTTCGCGACCGGTCGAAGCGGCATAAACTGCCACTCGGAACACCTGCGCATCACGAGGCGCGGCCCGCCTGTTCCGCGCCACGGGTACACCCGGCCGTCGTCCCCGAGGAACACATACGGTTCCGACGCCGAGATGGCCTCGCCCGCGATGAACTCCATCGTTCCGAGGTCGGGGATGAAGTTCGACCGCGACATCCCGAACCTGTCGCCCCGCGTGGGCTTCTCTGCCGCCTTCGTCGCCTTTGCCGTCTTCGCCTTTCGCTTCATCGGATGCTCTCCTCCAGAAGTGCCTTTGCGTGCGCGGGTCCGTGGCGCGCGAGAAGATCGACGATCGACACGCCGAGCTCGGGCATTCCCGGCCACGTCGGATGCCGGAAACGCGCCTGCGTCCACTTGATGCCCGCCGCCTGCCACGGCGCGGGGTCGTGGTACTCGGTGCCTCCGCCCTGACCCGAGACGTACTCGCGCGCGTTGACCTCGCGGCATAGCTCGACGAGTCGGTCCTCGCCGGTCTTCTTCGATCCGCCGATGATGGAGCTTGCGCGCCGGATGAAGACGGGGAGTCGCAGGAGGTTCACTATCCACGACGCGAGATGGACGTTCAGTTCGGCAAGCGAGCCGGGCCATGTTCCGTGTGCCGAGTTCATCGTCCGCGCCGCCTCCGCGACGATGTCCGCGCCGTACCGCTCACCGATGTATGCGCGGTAGAGTCGCTCGATCGCAGCGTCCGGCGCGCCGTAGCTTTCGAGCCGCACGTCGGCGATCTTCTGCGGCTCTCCCGTCCGTCGCACGGGCAGCGTCAGCCAATCCGCGCCGCCGTCGCCGCCCGCGATCCGCACGCGGTTCGTGTAGGAGCCGCGCGAAAACTGCGCGTCGTCCAGAACGATCCACACGTCGGCCTGCGCGATCTTCGCGAAGAAGCCGAGCCACGGCAGGAAGTTCGGCTGATGGATTGCGACCTTCACCGGGTCACTCCCTCCCGCTCGCGAGGACGAGCCAGTCGATCCCGCCGCGGTGATCGCTTCGCTCGACGCGCGCCGCGAGCCGCCATCCGTGCGGGAGGTCCGGGACGGGGTCCGCCCGACGGGCTCCGATCACAACCCATCGGCGAGCGACGGCGCACCACAGGCTGAGAGCGCCGAGGGCACGCGCGATGTCCTGCGACCACGGATCGACCGTCACGAGGTCGAACGCGACGTCGTCTCGGTCCATCGCTTCGGCGACCTCGTAGGCGTCGCCTCGGACAAACGTCCAGCGTGGGCACAGGTCGGCGTAGACGCGGCGCATGGCGTCAAGGGCTGTCGCGTCGCTGTCCACGATCCACGCGCGCGGGATCGCGAGGTCCGTCGCGAGGAAGACCTCGGCGTTGCGGCCAAGGAAGGCCGCGCCGAAGAAGCACGCCGCGTCACGCGCCTCGCGAACGAGGTCGCACGGGAACGTCGGTGACGCCTCCGCGCGCACGCTCTCGATCGTCGGGAATGCCGTCATCGTGCCTCCGTCTCCACGGGGGATCGCAAGACTACCACGCGCGCAGGACGCGGTTCAAGCGACGGACTGCGCGACGTTCTCGGCGACGCGCGCTCGCGCGAGGTCAAGGACGCTCGGCTGCGGCTCGCCGGGAAGCGCGACGGACGATCCGCCCGGCCCCACGCCGCCGCCTCCGCCGCCCGAACCACCTGCGCTGCCGAACGCCGGAGCGCCGCCGCCCGGCATCGCGGGCGCCACCGTCGGAGACGAAATGACGTCCTCGCCGGGCGCGGGCTGCTCCCAGCCAACGCGCTCGTAGTATTCCGACCGCTTGAGCGTCGCGCCCGTGCGCAGGACGATTTCCGCGACTTCCGCCGCCTCGCGCGGATCCTCGCGCGACTCCTGCACGCTGCGCAGCTTCGGCCGCTTCGCCGTGAGGCATCCGACCCGCGCGAGCTGCGCGACGTTGTGCTTCCAGAAGAGGTAGGTGAGCGTCCGCCCGTAGGCGTCATCCATGATGCGGCGGTCGTGCTGCACGAGGATCTGCGACGACTCCGCCTCGACTTCCGCTCGCGCGTTGCTTCCGACGTCGCCGCCGCCGCCCGTCGGCAGGACGCTCCCGAGGATGAGCTGGGTGACGCCGCGATCGAGGTACGGGATCGCGACCTCGAAGACGGCGCGCGTTCCCTCGCCCGACGGGAACGGCACGTCGATCGCGTCGCCCTCCTACATCACCACGCCGCCCTGACCGCTCATGTTCAGGATCGTGTTGAGCCACGCCTGCCGCCGCTCCTCCGACGTCTTGTCGGTCGAAGCCATGCGGTCCTTCGCGATCGTGACGGCGGGCAATCCGCGCGCCCATCGCTCGACGCCTGCGAGGCCCTCACGGAGCAGGATGCCCTTCGCGTAGTGGTAGAAGTAGACGGCGCCGAGAATGCCGCGCCCGTAGCCGAGTCGGCTTTCCTCGTCGTCGTACGTCAGCGAGATGAAACGCTCCGTCGCCTCCGTCGATAGGTCGATCCACTGCGAGTCGGTCTTGCGCTGCATCTGCACGCGCGTCGTGTACGTCACGACTCCCGTCTCGGGGTTCTCCGCGCGGATCGGCACGAACTGGATGCGGCGCCGGTCGATGTCCTCGAACGCCGTCGGCACCCACCAGTCATCTTCGATGCCCGCGAGTGTCAGGCGGCGGCGCTCGCCCGCGACGAAGGCGTAGGACCGGCCTTGAAGCACGGCGCGCGACGAGAGGAAGCGAGACTGCGGCCAGTTCGCGATTTCGCCGACCGCCGCCTCGAAGACCTCTGCCGCGCGCTTGGCCTGCGACGTCTCGTCGCCCGGCTGCACCGACGGGTCGATCGACGCGACGGAGTGCCGACGCTGGAGGATCGCGTGCGCGATGACCGGATCGCGCTGCACGACTTCCCACACGTCGGGGTCCTGCTGGAGCGCCCAATCGGGATCGGGGAGCCAAATCCCCGTGTTCCAGACGGACGCGAGCGCGTATCCGTAGAGCCGACCGTTCGGGGATCGCGAATAGAAGGGAGTGCCCATGGGTTTCCTACCTTACCACTGCCAGCGTTGCGCCTTGCGGCTGGAGATGACGGGGACCGCCGGACCGCCGAATGTGCCGACAAGCAGCCGCTCGTGCGGCGCCACGCGACGATCGGCCGCGTCGTAGTCCGGCTCGGCGTCGCTCTGCGTGGGTCGCGGACGTTCGGGCTTCGCGGCGCCATCGGGGTTCGAGACGCGCACGCCGTTCGTGAGACACGCGAACGCGCCGGAGAGGCAATCCACGATGTCGTCGTGGTCTCCCGTCGGGAACGTGTCGAGTTCGTCGAGAAGCGCCGCGTTCCACGCCGCGCGAACCATCGACACGTTCCCCGCTTCGAGTTGCGAGGCGAACGGACGCGCACGCGCGACCTTGTCGCCGGTCTCACGGTGCGATCGAACGCTCCATCCGGGGAGCGCACGCGCGATGCTGGCGATGTAGTGGAGTCCGGCGTCGCCCGGCTCCTGCCCGATGTGAATGGGCACGGACTTCCCGTCGCGGTGCGCTGCGGCGATGATCCGGCGCTCGCAATCGAACGTCGTGCCCCGGTCACGGTCGATCTCCTCGACGACGATGGCGCGCGTGTCGAGGATCGACATGATGCCGCCGACGGCGTAGTCGGGATCGCCCTTGCGCTCGTTTTTGCTGCCTGCCGTGTCCCAATAGCGGAGGCGCGCGACGACGCGGCCCGCTTCGGGCGCCGCGGGGACCGTCTGCCACCACGAACGCCGGAACATCGCGCCCTCTTCGATCGACGGGCGCCCTTGGTAAAGCGATTGCCACGTCCTCGGGAGCGTGCGCGCTCGAATTTCCTCAAGCCACTCTCGGGAGATGCGCTCCGGCCAAAGAGCGTCGCCAGGAGCGCGGCCGAGAAGGTCCCCGCCGTCCTCGGCCAGCGCGGGAAGCCGGACCTCCTCGAACTCGCCGGACCGGATGAGGCGCCCGAACAGGTCGTCGTGGTGCCACCGCGTCATGATGCCGATGATCGACCCGTGCTGCGTGTCCAGACGGTTCCGGATCGTCGTATCGTAGATCTCGTAGACCTTCCGGCGGTGCGTCGCGCTGTTTGCCTCCTCCGGCCCCGCGAACAGGTCGTCCATCACGATCAGGTCGTAGCCGAAACCTGTGATGCCGGACGAGATGCCAGCGGCACGAAGGCAACCGTTGGGGCGCCCGCGTCCGGCGATCACTTCGAGGTAGTCGGACTGTTCGACGGCAAGGCGCAGCCCAAGCTCGGCCGAGAACTCGCGCGAGATGTCGCGCGCCGCCCGAACAGACCGCTCCGCCAAGTCCTTCCCGTAGCTGATGACTGCGGCATGGTAGCCCGGGTCTCGGAACAGGGACCACACGGGAAGCCACTTCGCGACCAGCTCCGACTTGCCGTGACGCGGGGGGCACTCGATCAGGATCCGCGCGCCGCCCTTGTGGATCGCGTCCGCGACGAGGCGGCTGATGAACTTGACGTGCGCCGGACGAGTGTAGGCGCCGCCTGAAAAGCGGGCCGCGAACGCGGCCGGATCGGTCATCCATAGCGCGTCGAGGGGCGATGCGATGCGGGGTCTAGTCGGGGGCACCGCCACGTTGTACCCGATCGCGGGTCGCCTTGCGAAGCCGTGCCCTGCGTTTGCGCTGGTACTCGGCGCGGCTTCCTCGGTCGCGCTTGTCGTACCCGGGGTGCTTCGCCCGCCATTCGCGGTAGTAGGCTGGATCGACCTTCGGGCGCGGCTTGCGGCCCGCGCTCACGGCTGGTGCCCCGGCAGGTGCGTTGCGAAGTACCAGACGACGCCGACGAGCGTCGCCACGATCGCCACGGCGCACGCGAACGCGCGGGCGTCCTCGCCGTCCTGCGCTCGGCCCTGCCCGCCGCCGACGAGAGGCAGGTCGAAGTCCGGTCGCGCGCCGCAGTTCTGGCAGCGCGCGTCGCCCGTCATCGGGTCGTCGATGATCGCGCCGTCGCCGCACGCGACGCACTGGTCGATGTTCTGCATGGGTCACTCCCCCTCAAGGATCAGGACGCTCATCGCCCTCGCGTAGCGGTACGCCCGCACGCGCGACATGAAGTGCTCCACGTCGGCCGCTATCCGATCGGCGGTCTCCGACGAGAGCAACTCGGGCAGCGGATCGCCAAGGCGCCCCGCGATCTTTCGCTGGGCGCACCACTTAGCTGCGAACTCATACTCCTCCGCCATGCGGTGCTCGCGGGTCATCGGCGGCATGGCTACGCCTCCCCCTTCGCCTTCGCGACGACGAGGCGCCAGTGCGCGAGCAACGGGGCCGCGTTGCAGATGCTCACGTGTGTCCTAGTCCAGCGCCTCCCGCACCCACGGCACCGCCCCTGCTCGTTGCAGGCGACGTAGCGGATCGCCTGCTGAAGTGCCTCCAGCATCTCCGGCGCGGCGGCGATGAGCGCGGCGTCGGGCTGTGCGTCGTTCGGGCGCATGGCTACTTCTCCCCGTTCGCGCGGGCCGCGATCGCGTCCGCGATGTCCGCCGCGGTCGATGCCGCCGCCGACCAGTTGCGCAGGTCGGCCGTTGCGAACACGTCGGCCCACGTCGTCGCGTCGTCGTCCGAGGCGGCGCCGCTCGGCCAGAAGTGCATCGGGTCGCGCAGCTCGCCGCCCCGCGTGAAGTCCGCCATCGCGTCCACGATGAGGAACCGCGCTCGCTCTCGGGTCATCTTGGGCATCTTGTCTCCTCCCGGCGGGTCGCCACATGGCGGAGCCTGCCGATCCGGGGCGGGATCGGGGGCTCGCGCCCCCTTGCCGCCTACCGTCAGGGAGGGAACTACTCGACGGCGTACACCGTCCGCCCCGCGTAGCCGTAGGGCTCGCCATCGACCGCGCCAGTGTGCGTCGTGTCGGTCGCGATCTCGGCGACGTAGCGCGCGGCCTCGTCCGCCGTCAGGGTGCGCAGAGCCTCGCCGGTCCGGTAGTCGTGCAGGGTCATCGTCGCGTCCGTCATCGTCGTCGTCTCCTCGCCGCACCATTGCGACACCCACAATCTATCCTCCGCGCAGAAACCCGCAAGCAGAAAACCGGAATCTTTTTTCGGCGCCGGAAACGAGAAGGCCCGACGGTGATGAGCCGCCGGGCCGTGGGTCGCCGTGACGGCGGCGAGCCCCAGAGGAGAGGCGGGCATCCTAGCCGGGGCGGACCTCTGAGTCAACGGGTCGCGCCTGCCGAGCCGCGATCCGATCCTCCAACTCGCGCGCGAGGCGCAGGGCTTCGGGATCGTTCTCCAGCGCCTCGGCGACGGCGCGCGGGTCGAAGGCCGGTCGAGACTGCTCGACGGTCACAGACACCTGTTGCGAGGCGCCGCCCGGCTGAGGCAGCACGCGCAGGGCAGATAGGACGTGAACCGCGGCCCTCATGCGGACGGCGTCTTTCTGCGGATCGTCCACATGATCGACGAGCGCCGTGAGCGTGTGCGCGGCTCGCGGAACGGCACGCGCAACGATCTCGCGCCCCTGCTCGCGCACCTGCGTCTCGTACCCGGGTAGCGTGCGCGCCAAGAAGTTCGCGAGCGTGCGGTCCACCAAGCCGATCGGAAGCGTCTTTGCGCCTCGATAGCGGAGGAGTCCGAGCTGCGGGTCGGTGATGATCTGGAACCAAGCGTCGCGAGGTTCCACGCCCGCCTCGCACTTGCGCTGCCATTCGCGTAGGCGCGTGAGGTCTCGGGTGGTTCGCTTTGCGACGCGGGCGAGGGCGATTTCCGCCATGTGGTCGATCCTACGTTGTGGGTCCCTGTCCGTCTACGGGTTGCGCACTTCAGAGCGGCGTTCCTACCCTCCTCCAGCCTCGTTCTGCGTTTCCTCGCGCCCTAGCGGGCCTTCCTTGGGCGATAGGCTGTTCGGATGGCCCGTGGTGCGTTCGGCGTGTCGATCGTCGATTGGCGGGCCGTTTCTGGCGGCGGAACGGGGTGTTTTGGCTACCACGATGACCGTTGGTCGCGGATGAAGACGGCTTTTGAGGCTGCGGCTCGGATGAGTTCGGTTTCCTTCTCGTCGTTGGAGATGCGAACGAAGTCGTCGCGGCTGAGGCGTGGCTTTCTGGCGTCGAGTTCGGCCAGCGTGGCGGAGACGAGGGGGCTGTGCGGACCGAAACGGTGCTCGCCAAACCACCGTTCCCCCTTCGGCCCCAACGGCTTGGGGTTCTGCGCTTCGTTGTTCCCCCGATCCCCGGAAGGGGTAGGGGAAGGATTCTCCTCTCTCTCTCCTCTCCTCTCCTCTGGTATCGCACGTTCGCTGCACGTTCGCTGCACGTTCTGCGCACGTTCTGCGCACGTTCGCGTCATGTTCGCGGAACGTGCGACGGACATTCGCTCCTTCGCCTTCGTTCTTCGGCCGACAAGTCCGCCGTAGCATTCCGCGAAACCGCAGACGTAAGTTCCGTTCTCTACGGTCCTTAGGAGTCCTACGTCGAGGAGGATGGCGACGGCGACGCGCGTGACGGACGCGGGAGACATGGTCGCGGTCCTGAACGCGGCGTGACCTGATCCCTCAAGGATGCCGTCGTCGGTTTCCCGGGCAACGTAGACTGCCAACATGGCAACGTGGCCGACGACGGTCGCGAGGGCGAGGTCTTCGGGAACGGCGAGTTGTGCCGAGTAGGCGGCGGCGGCGCGATGGGCGCGCTCGTCGGAAAACAGCTTAGACTGGATTTTGCCGAAGTCGTCGCGACCGGGCATGGCTAGGCTCCCGTCGCGTCGTGACCGGCGGCAAGCCGATCGTCGATCTTCTTGGCGAGGCGCATCCGCTCGCCGTTGAGGAAGCACAGACGCCGGAGGGCTTCGTTGCTGCCGTCGAAGTTCCGCGCCTCCTTCGCGATGGCGTCGATCACGTCGCAGAAGTCGCGCATGTCCCGATCGCGCAGGTTCGTCCGGTCGAGGTTGTGCATCAGAACTTCTCCATGATGCCGTTGCCGAAGGTCTGGCTGGCGCCTGTGAACGTGAGTTCGACGATGCCCGTCGCTCCGCGCCTGTTCTTGGCGCAGTTGGCGAAGGCCTTGTTCCCCGCCGCGTCTCGTTCGTCGGGGTCCGTGGCTGTCGCAGCGGGCCTGTGGAGGAGGATGACCATGTCGGCGTCCTGCTCCTGCCCGCCTGAGTCGCGCAGGTCGTGAAGCTGCGGCATCTGGTCGCCTGAACGGTTGACGCTCTGGCGGTTGAGCTGCGCGAGGGCGATCAAAGCGATGCCGAACTCCTGCTGAACGCGCTTGAGTTCGCGCGAGAGCCACGAGACTTCGGCTTCGCGCGTGCGGTTCTTGCCGCCGGGGGCCGTAGACGTGTCCATGAGCCCGACGTAGTCCACGATGACGACGTGCGGCAGTTCTCCCTCTGGCGCCCGAGCGAGGTCGGCGCGGATGGAAGTCGGCGACGTGCGCGTGGAGTCTGACAGGCGCAGGCGGTCGCCGAACTCTGAGACGACGCCGACGGCCTCGACGACGCGATCGTACTCCTCGGCGCTTCTTGCCGCTCCCGGCTCGATCTTGGCGATGGAGACGCCGCTGATCTGCGTGAGGATGACGCGCGTGATGTCTGCCTTGTCGCGCTCAAGGCTGTAGACGGTGACGCGCAGGCCGTCGCGCCTGACAAAGTTCGTCGCCAGTTGCAGGGAGAGGGCCGTCTTTCCGACGCTGGGCCGCGCGCCGATGATCGTGAGACCCTTGGCAGGGATGCCACCAATCTGGAAGTCGAGGTCTGAGATACCCGTCGAGTAGCGCGAGACTCCCGTCGTGTCGTTCATCTCGCGCACGACCTGATCGAGCGCATCGACGATGCTCGCTGTCTTGCCGACGGAGGAGCCGAGAGCGGTTCGCGTGCCTTCGAGTGCGTTCTGTGCGACGATCTCGACGGGAACCTCCTCGTCGATCGACTCGGCGCCCATCTTGACGGCGACTTCGCGGAGGCGCCGCCTCGCGGATGCTGTCCGCACGAGTTCAACGTAATACGGCCCGTTTGCCGCGGTCACCGACTCCGTCAGGAGCATGGTGACGGTGTCTCTTCCGCCGATCTTGTCGAGAACTCCGTGCTTCCGTGCCGCCGCGAGGATGGTGACGGGGTCCATCGTGGGCGCGTCTCGGTGCGCCGTGCGCAGAAGCGAGAAGAACGCGCGCAGGCGCGGAGTCTCGAAGTCCTCGTCGCGAAGAGAGTGCATCGCGTCGAGGGCAAAGCGCGGCTCGGCGAGCATCGCTCCGAGGACGCCGACTTCGGCTTCAGGCAGTTCGTCGGGTCTCACGTCGTCCTCTCAACCGCCCCTCAGGGCCCGCCCCGCGCAACGCAGGAGCCACCGTGCGACAAGTCCCGAGGGACGAGCGCAGGGGCGGGCTTCGAGGAACGGTTAGACTGTCGATGTTCACGGTGGCGAGGCGCATTGTAGCGGACCAAACGACGCCGTTCAACCCACGACGCGCAGTTCGGCGAGCGTCCGGCGCCGACGATCGGCCGAGTTCTTCAGGCCGCAGACGACGCACTTCCAGCGCCCGCGCGCCGCTCCCCAGCCCTTGCGCCCGTAGTGCCGCCACCCGTCCGTCCCGCACGCCGCATGGACGATGCCTCGCGCGATCACGGGCCGGGTCGGCGGACGCTCGACGACGGGCCGCGCGTTGACGAACTCGCCCGTGAACAAGTCGCGCCCCTGCGCCGCGCGTTGCTCGTAGAGGGCGACGCGCCGCTCGATCTCCGCCCGTTGCGCAGGCGTGCGCAGCTCGGCGCAGACGTAGGGGCCGCGGTAGAGGAGGGGACTCATGCTCTCCCCCACGTCGCCGCGCCCGGCGCATCGGGATCACCCCACCCCGCGGCCTGCGCCTCGTCGATGCCGCCCACGCCGCTGTCGTCGTCGGGGATCATGTGTCGAGCCTCGAAACGAACACGACGGCGCTCTTCGGCGCGGATGTCTCCTCGTCGGGAGCCAGCCAGCGCGATCGACCTGCGATGCGGATGCTGCGGTCCGTGTGGTTCCGCAGGCGGTACCGGGTCGGAGTCTCTCCGACGACCAGCACGACGGCGGAGTGAGTCCCTTCCCATCCGCGGACGTACACGAATGCCTCGCGCGGCGGGTTGATGGGCTTCATGCGTCGAGCCTCCAGAGGCAGGTGACGCACCACGTCTCACGCTCGTAGAGCGGCGGCGCGGCGCGATGGGTCGGTCGGTAGAGGTAGGAGAGCCGGTGTCCGCGGAGTGCGTGCCACGCGATGCGCAGGGCGGTCATGCGCGCTTCCGTTCCGGCCCGATCGTTCCGCCGTATCCAGAGAACAGCGACGGGGTGAGCGCGGCCTGCTCGGCGGCGCGAAGGTTCTTCTGCGCCCAACGCAGATACGAGTCCTTGAGTTCGGTCCCGAGATACCGGCGCCGCAGTCGGATCGCCTCGTGACCCGTCGAGCCGATGCCGTTGAACGGGTCGAGGACGAGGTCGCCCTGATTGCTCCACAGGACGATGCACCGCTCGATGACGTCGAGTTGCAGCGGGCAGATGTGCCGTTCGTCCTTTGAGTCGCGTGCGTCCTGATAGTCGAGGACGCGCATCTGGTTCACGTCGTCCCACACCGGGGAAGCCCACTTCTGCCACTGCTCCAGAGGCATGTCCTCCGGCGCGTGCTCGACGGGCTCGACGCTCTTCGTCCCGTTGTCCTCCAGCCCGTTCCACTTGCGGAACGCGAGGACGTAGTCCGCCATGCCCTGCCGCGACACGGACGAGTCCGAGCGCAGGTTCTTGTAGAGGAGTCCGTGGTTTTTCGTGCGCTGCATCTCGGTCACGGGGCACTTCCAAATCGTGACGCGGGAGTGGAACGTGAACCCGGCCGCTTCCATCGCCCGCAGGAGATCGCCCGGGAAGTCGCGCAGTCCGGCGGACCCGTCGCGTCCCTTGTAAAGCGGCAGGTCTTTGCAGTGCATGGCGACGATGCGGCCGGGAACCGTGACTCGGTGAAGCTCCGCCGCGAGGTAGCCGAAGTGCCGCATGAACTCGGCGTCGTCGGCAGAGTTGCCCATGTCCTCGTTCGCGTCGGAGTAGATGTAGAGGTTGGAGAACGGCGGCGACGTGACGGTGAGGTGAACGGAATTCGCGGGAACGTCGCGAAGGGCCTGCACGCAGTCGCCCTGCACCAGCTTCCAGTCCTCGCCGCTTGCGAACTCCACGATCGGCGTCACGCGCAGTTCGTCGTCTCGCATCCCGTCGTTGAGCTGCTCGCGTCGCATGGCGTCGTTCATGGCCTTCTTCATCTCCTCGTGCTTGGCTTCCTTCTCGCGGATTGCGGCGAGGACTTCGCCCTCGCTCTCGGCGCGGATCATGTAGGCGTGGACCTCGCGCGTCTGCCCGAACCGCCAGCAGCGTCGGATCGCCTGATAGAGCTGCTCGAAGGAGTACGAGAGACCGACGAACGCGACGCGGGCGCAGTTCTGGAAGTTCATGCCGAAGCCGAAGATGCGCGGCTTGGACACGAGGCACCGCACGGAGCCATCGACGAACCCGAGAGCGCCCGCCTCCTTCTCCTCGGGCGTGTCGGACCCGCGAACCTCCGTCGCGTCGGGCAGTTCCGCCGCGAGCGCGTCCGCTTCGTAGTCGGTGTTGCAGTAGATGAGCCACTGTTCGCCGGGCTCGGCGCGGACGAGGTCGGCGACGGCGCGGGCGCGGGCCTCGCATGTCCGGCGCACCTCGTCGTGGATCGTCGTTGCGGAGAGCGCGCCGATCCGGAAGAGCATCCCGGGCTTGGCGCCGTCCGTCACGTCCACCCTGACGACGATCTCCTTCTGGACGAGCGGCGGCAGCGCGAACCCGGAGTCGTCGAACCCGAGATCGGAGGGCCGCTCCAGCGACACCGCCCACGAGTGGACCCACTGCCAGAAGTCGGCTTCCGCGTGTCCCTTGAGGCGATAGTTCCCCGCCTCCATCGGGTCGTTCACGAACCACCGCGCGATCATCTCGTTCGACGCCATGACGCCAAGGAACTGAGCGTGGTTCCCGAGTTCGAGGTGATCGTTCGGCGCAGGCGTCGCGGTGCAAGCGAGCCGGTACGGCGTGCGCTCAAAGGCGTCGAGAAGCCGCTGCTTCGTTTTGCCCATGAAGTTCTTGAGGATCGACGACTCGTCGAGGACGACGCCGACGAACGCGGCCGGGTCGAAGTGCTCGAGCATCTCGTAGTTCGTGACGTAGATGCCGGGAAACGTGACGGCCGAGCCGTCGCGAACGACGCTCACGGAGACGCCGAACTTCTCGCCCTCGCGCTTCGTCTGCGGAGCGACCGCGAGCGGCGCGAGAATGAGGACGCGACCGCCCGTGTGCTCGACGACGAGCCGCGCCCATTCGAGCTGCATCGCCGTCTTGCCGAGTCCGCACCCTGCGAAGATGGCGGCGCGTCCCTTTCGTGCCGCCCACGCGACGATGCGACGCTGGAACGGGAACAGGAGCGGCGACACGTCGGCGTCCTCGACGTGAAAGCCGTAGGTCTGCGCGCGGACGCGCTTGCTCGCGAGGAAGTCCGAATAGCTCTCCACGTTTCTCTCCTCCTTGGTGTTCGTCACAGACCCCCCTCGCCCGCGACGGGCTCGACCTCGGCGACGCGCTCCAGCCGGTGCCCCTCGCAGGGGGCGACGTAGTCGGGGCAGGGGCAGCCACGGACTTCACATGCCCCGGAAACCTCGTCGCCGAAGAACGATCTCCGGACTCCGTGGTAGATCCATGGATGCCCGCATCGCAGGCACTCATCGAAGTCGTCCGCCCACCCGCACGTCGGGCAGTCCACGCCGACGCGGTGCCGGGTCTGCGTGGGGCTCACGACTTCACCTCCTCCATCGCGCGCGCGAGTTTCCCGAGAAGCTCCTGCGCCTCCGCGATGTAGGAGGCGTAGAGCGTGGCGAACATCCGGTCCTGCTTCGTCACGGCCGCGTACATGCACGTATTCGCGTAGCCGAGGGCGAGCAGGAGCGCCGCCTTGTCCTCGCGCGTGAGTTCCGACGCCGCAACGCGATCCATCAGCGCGCGGAACTGGGTTTCGATCAACTTGCTCACGCCTTCCTCCCGCGGCCCCGCCGCTTCCTGCCCGTGAACACGTCGCACCCTCGCTGCGCCCGATCCGCGTAGATGCGGACGCGGCGGGCGACCTCCTGCCGGTCGTCGTCGGTGCGCCGGTCGATGAGAACGACGCAGGCGGCGACGGGGATGAAGTGGTGGACCCTCACGGCTTCGGCTCCGCGAGGGCCGCGAGGACATCGCGGGCTTGGCGAAGCCGACGCTCGCGGTTCCTCGCCATGGCCTCCATGCTCTGCGCCTCCATGACCCCGATGGCGAGCGCATCGGCGATCTTCGCCGCCGTCGCCTCGTCGTCCACCCGCACGACGACGGACCCAGCGGGAAGGATGGCGGCGTACATGGCGCGGATGCGGGAGTTGAGGTCGGCCGCTGCCGCCTCGACGCTGCCGAACCAGTCGCTGTGCAGGATCTCGCGCTCGGTGCGAACGAACACGCGCACGCCGACTTTCGGTGCGCGCGTGACGGACGCCTTCACGCCGCACGGCAGGACGATGGGCTCGCTCACGACTTGCCTCCTTCGACCCTCAGCCTCTCCACGATCGCGCGCACCTCCGCGTGCGCCGCGGGCTCGTGCGGATGCCGCGCCGCCGCCTCTTCGAGCGGCC